CAAGCACTTGACTCTTTGGGGATATTGGGCCGAGGTGGTCGCACTATTAAAGCTGCACTGGATCTTGAAAAAGCAAGTGCAATAGCTGCAAGCACGCCATTACCGTCTGGTTTCATCCAGAATACTGGTGCGGATTTGCCAGAAGAACAAATCACTGGACTACTGGCAGCTTGGAAGTTGGCAAGACAACAAAGATCAACGGCATATCTTTCCAGCACTTTGCGGTTCGAGCCAACTAACTTTTCGCCTAAAGATATGCTTTACAACGAAGCCAAACAAGCGTTAGCAACTGAAATAAGCAGATTGTGCAATGTACCTGCTTGGTATTTATCCGCGGACTTAAATAATTCAATGACATATAGCAATGTGGTTGATGAAAGACGGCAATTTGTCGATTACACACTTCGCCCGTTCATCTCTGCAATTGAACAAAGACTTTCAATGGATGATCTTACAGCCCGTGGAAATGAGGTTCGCTTCGAGTTGGATGAAACCTTCTTGCGATCCGATGCACTCACACGCTTGGCAGTAATTGAAAAAATGTTGCAACTTAATTTGATCACACTAGATCAAGCCAAAGAAATGGAAGACCTAACACCGAACGGAGCAGGCAGTGGACCAACAGCCCTTACACCTGACCTTTAACACAACCGTTGAATCAAGCGATGCACAACGCCGGATCATTGCCGGTAAGATCGTGCCATTTGGTGAGATCGGGAATACAAGTGCAGGCCAAGTTGTATTCGAAAAAGGTTCCATCAGTTACAACACTGGTGGCAAGATTAAACTTCTACTTGAACACAATGCAAAAGACCCAATTGGGATGATGCAAAGTGCCAGTGAAGATGCCTCAGGCATTTACGCATCCTTTAAAGTCGCACCAACAACCAAAGGCAACGATGCCCTTATTGAGGCTTCAGAGTTGCGCGATGGATTAAGTGTTGGCGTGATTGTAGATGCAGCAGAACCACGCAACGGCATCCTTTATGTAACAAAGGCCAGCCTTCGTGAAGTGAGTTTGGTTCAGGCGGCGGCATTTTCAAGCGCGGCGGTTCAGTCCGTTGCAGCTAGTGAAGCCACACCTGATCCAGTAGAGGAAACACCAACCCAACCAACCGAAGAGAGTGAGGCCAGCGTGGAAAACGCTACCCCAGCAACCGAGGTAGAAGCCCAAAAGGTCGAAGCCTCACAACCATCACATACTCCAGTGGCACACACTGAAGTGCGTTCACCAATCAAAACCAAATCCCAATACTTGCAACACTCAATCTACGCAAAACTCGGCAACGATGATTCACAGCAATACATTCGCGCAGCTGATGCATTTGCACGCAAGGCAATGACATTTGCCGATGACTCGTTCACCACAAATCCTGCATTTACGCCGGTGCAATATGTTCCAACAGTTATTGATACATCAATCGGTGCAAGACCAACAATTGATGCACTTGGTGGAGCCCGTACCCTTCCGGCAAGCGGAATGGTTATTTCTCATCCTAAAATTTCGACCTCAGGTACGGTCGCATTGACTGCTGAAGGTGCTGCACCATCAGAAACCGGCATCGTGTCTGCTTATGTAGATGCAACAGTTAAAAAATATGCAGGTTTACAGCGTTACAGCCAAGAATTACTTTTGCGCGCTGATCCTTCATTCTTTGATGCAATGCTTGAAAATATGACCCGTGCTTACAACGGTGCAACAGATGCAGCAGTTATTGCAGAAATTGTTTCCGGTGGAACTCAAGCAACAGCACAAGCAGCAACCATTGCAGGCTTGCAGGCTTATGTCGCACAAGCTGCACCAGCAGTGTATGCAGGCACCGGCGAAGTTGCATCTGCATTTATTGCGGGAACTTCAGTATGGTCATTGCTTATCGGTTCATTGGATACAACCGGTCGCAGCATTTTCAATGCAGCTGCTCCGATGAATGCCAACGGACAATCCGCACCACGCTCATTGCGTGGCGATATGATGGGATTAGACCTCTGGGTGGACAGCAAGATGGTTTCAACAACCATTGATGATTGTGCATTTATTGTTACACCATCAGCAATTGCAGTTTACGAATCCCCAGTGCTTCAACTTTCAACCAATGTTCCTACATCTGGTGAAATTGAAACTGAACTCTTTGGATTTATGGCAGTTAAGACCCTTGTTGGTGCAGGTTTACAGCGTTACAACCTCACCTGATCTAACCCCTAGACCGGCCGCCCCTTGCCCCTAGTCCGGCAGGGGGTTGGCCTCTAAACTGAAAGGAGTATCCAATGGCCGCTACATTTGTCACGATGGCTGAGTTAAGAACAAATCTTGGCATTGGAACTTTATATTCAGATTCAGTAGTTGAAGAAGTCTGCCAAAGTGCTCAAGACATAATTGATTCTTACCTTTGGTATAACTCAGCATTGGTTTATGCAACGGCTCTAAACAACAACATTGCAACAATTACAACAACACAGCCACACGGATTTGTTACTGGTGAAAGCGTAACCGTTACCAAATCAGATACGGCAACATTTAACGGCACTTATACAATCACTGGATACACGGCCTATACATTTACTTATGCAAGAACAGCAAGCAATCAAACAACACATTTGGTGCGACCTTATGGGCTAGTTAAAGGGCCAAATCACAGCACCGCTTATGCAAGCGTTGCAGCAGTGCGTGAAGCCTCAATGATGATTGCAGTGGACATTTGGCAGGCAAGGCAGGCACCTTCCGGACAAGGTGCAAGTATTGATGGATTCGTTCCTTCGCCATTTAAAATGGGAAACACTTTGATCGCAAGGATTCGCGGCCTTCTCGCCCCGTATATGGCACCAACAGCGATGCTCGGTTAAATGCCTACCGCAATCACAACCCTGCGCTCCACACTGGCAACCACTCTGGCCAATGCCGGTGTCTGGTCCACCTTTGCTTACCCACCATCCAGTCCAATCGCCAACTCAGTAGTTGTTATGCCAGATGACCCATACCTTGTGCCTAACAATCAAACACGCTCAAGTATCCAGCCATTTGCACGCTTCAAGATTATGATCTTGGTGCCACAACTCGACAATCAGGGCAACCTAAATACCATTGAAACCTTTGCGGTGGCCGTGTACACCAAACTGGCAGCAGCTGCATACGCCTTAAACATTTCAGGATTCAGCGCACCTGCAACCTTAGAATTAGCCACGGGCAATCTTTTGACAATTGATTGCGCAATCGAAGTCCTTACAGATTGGAGTTAACAATGAATTACAAAGTATTGGCGGGAATTGTGGGTGGCAAACCTGCCGGTTCCATCATTACTAATGAGGACTTAAGCCCAAACACTAATATTGAAGCACTCATAAAGGGTGGGTCAATCAAACCGATAACCGAAAAACCAAAGAAAGATGAGGCAAGCGAATAATGGCAACAACAACCTTCTTAAACAACACTTTGGTTGTGACACTGAACTCGGTTGATGTAGGGGACCAAGTCACAAGCGTTACAATCAATCAAACCTTTGACGAATTGGAAACAACTTCAATGGGCGGCAATGGGGCTCACACCTTTGTTAAGGGCCTTGAATCCAGCACCGTGACAATTGACTTCCTAAACTCATATGCAGCTGCTGAGGTTGCAACTACATTGCAATCAGCATACGGAACAACCGTGCCTTTGGTTATTAAACCAACCAGCGCAGTTATCAGTGCTACTAATCCTGAGTACCAAACCACAATCCTTGTAAACAACCTCACACCAGTTAACGGTGCGGTTGGGGATCTGAGCACTCAATCGATTACTTTTACCTGCAACAGCCCCATCGTTGTAGATACAACTCCCTAACAACTAACCTGAAGGGCTAGGCAATGGCTAAGTTAAAGATCACACGCACTACCGGTGAGATACAAGAGTTTGAGATCACACCAACAATTGAATACGCGTTCGAAGTAAACAAGAAGAAAGGCATTCATAAAGCCTTTGCTGAGGATCAAATGCAATCCGATGTGTACTGGTTATGTTGGGAAGCCATCCGGCGATCCGGCGAAACCGTGCCAGTGTTTGGTGAGAAGTTTCTGGAAACGCTAAAGGCAGTTGAGGTATTAGATAGCGACCCTTTAGGGGACTGAGTGGCAAAGACTCACTCACCTATTTGGTCGCAAATCTAAGTGTAGAAACTGGGATTGCTCCCAGAGAGTTTATCGGGATGGATCCCGTGATGCTCAAGATGATTTTAAGAGTGCTTGAGGAAAGGGCGAAGGCGATCAAAGATGCCACCAAATCTAAGAGGCGTTAAGGTCACTGGGTACAACGAAACCGTTGCCTTGCTCAAGAAGTTTGATAAAGACTCACTCAAAATAATGAACAAAGAAATCTACCAAGTGCTGAAAGTTACCCAGATGGATGCACGCTCACAAGTGCCAAACAACCCACCATCAGGATTGAGCAACTGGGGCAAGACTTCCGGTGGTGCTTGGGCAAGCCGTGAGTACACACCAAATGGCGTTCGAATGGGTATCAAGACCAAGATTGATAGGCAACGGGTTAAGGGAATGTGGACAAGTAGAACCGCATTCATAACTCAATCTGATCCAGCCGGTGCGATCTATGAAACCGCAGGCCGAAAGAATCCACACGGCCAACCCACTGCCTCAAGACTCTACAACAGACAACGCAGTACGCTCAAAGGATTTTCACAAAGCAATAATCCATTTGCCGGTGAGGACTTTATCAAATCAATCTCAAGACAAAGCGGGTTGATTGTTCGCGGTAAGCAAGGGCGAATTGTCACTAAGACGGTGGATGATCGTGCACCATACATTGAGAATGAAATGCGTGATGTGATCACCAGAGCAACCAAGATGTTAAATGCTAGGTTGGCCAAATGATAAAAGTACCGATTTTCTTTCAACTCAATAAACTTGGCATAGTCGGAGCGCAAAAGGAACTGCGCAAACTAACCAACCAAACCAAATCCTTTGGAATAACTAGCAAACTCAGCATTGGCGCAGCTAGTGTGGCTTTAACTGCCTACACCAAGAAAGCACTTGCAGCTGCAATCGCTGATGAAAAAGCACAAAAGGCACTCACTCAAACACTCAAGAACTTGGGATTGGCATACAGCACCGTTGGTGTAACCAATTACATTGACAGCCTGCAACGCGCAACAGGTGTATCTGAGGATTTATTAAGGCCAGCATTTCAGCGTTTGATTCTGGTGCTTGGAGATGTTAGCAAAGCCCAAAGTGCACTATCACTTGCAATGGATGTTTCAGCAGGCACTGGCAAAGATTTAAATGCAGTTTCAATGGCATTGGCCAAGGCTTATTCGGGGCAAACCACAGCCCTCAGCAGACTAGGTGCAGGTTTAGATAAGGCTTTGATTAAATCTGGTGATATGGAAGCAATCACCGCGCAACTATCTAAACTCTTTTCAGGTCAGGCTTTGGTTGCTGCAACTACTTATGCAGGCCAAATGGCGATCTTGGGAGTGGCAGCACAAGAAGCCAGCGAAACCATTGGTGTGGCTTTAATTGATGCCTTGGTTTCATTATCGGGTGAGAATGGAGTTGCAGATTTAGCAACTCAGATGGAAACCCTTGCGCAAAGCACGGCTAACACAGTCACAGGAATGGCTGAGATGGCCAGACTTGGCAAAGAGTTTGCAGGGGTAGCAGTGACCATTGGGGCTATTGCAGCAATGCTCATACCTGCTGGAAAATTGGCCAAGCCTGCTATGGCAGTGGTTAATTTATTTAAGAGCAAAAAAGTTATTGCAGGTGCAGCTATTGCCGGTGGACTTATCGGTGCTGAAAAATTAGGTGCAAATAAGAACGCAGTTGCACAAGGCACAAACAGACAAAGCCCAAGGGCCACCGAACGCGCCGCTCAAATGGCAGCGGAAAAATTAAACAAAACAAAAAAGGTTACAGTAGATTTAAATAAAAAAATCACGGCATCTGACAAATTAAAAGCAATGTTTGACATTGATTCAATACAGATTGCCGAAGCACTCAAAGGCAATATCAGTGACCTAGACCGCGCAAGGTTAGAGGGTATGAAAGCCCTTAAAACTGAAGCCACGGATGACGATATTGCAGCCATTAAGAAAATAGAGTTTGAAACAATTAGAGCCAACGCAGCTGCTAACAGTTCACAGCAATTGGCCTTGCAAAATACTTTTGATTTCTACAAAGCAATTTTTGGTGCAGCAAAAGATACTGCGGATGCAATTGCTAAATTGTCATTTGCACCAAATATGAACCCACCTACTGGCAACGGAACAGGCGGCGGCAATGGGGAACCTTTACCTAATCCATTTATTGCAGGCACCATTCCTGACTTAAGTTATCTAAACTTTGATCTCACTGCGCTTGGCACAGCAAATGCAGCTATGAACGCAGGCATTGCAGCCCAGCAAGGCACAACCACCACAGTAAATATGAACTTTCCACAATTAGGATTTATAGGCAATGCACAAGAAATGGCAAGTTTTGTTCAGCAAACCATATCTGAGGGCAACCGCAATGGATATAGTTACACAGGCTTAGCCGGTGGAGAATGACGCTTCCAGCAATCGCGGTAATTCTTAATTTTTCAAGCGGCCCGAGTTTCGGTCAGGCAATGATTATTGGATCAGGCGTGCTTGGCGTAAATGTGTTAGCAGATGCAGCAACAGTCACAGCGGATGTATCAGACACAGTGCAAGTGGTAAATATACAAAGAGGGCGTAATGCACTCAGCGATGTATTCCAGACCGGCACTTGCAGTGTGGTAATTGCAGACCAAGATGGAGCGTTCAATCCCAACAACACGGCAAGCCCTTATTACGGTTTGATTCAACCGTTGCGCAAGATCACCATTACTGCCACAGATCCAGCAACCGGCATCGTGTGGGCAATGTTTGCGGGTTACACCACCGGATTTAATTATCAACAAAGCCGTGATGTTGGAATCGTCAGTACGACCACGATCACAGCCGTTGATGGATTTAGACTTGCCAACCTTGCCACCCTGACAACTGTTGCAGGATCATCAGCCGGTGATTTAGCAAGCACTCGCATAAGTCAGATTTTGGATGCCATTGCGTGGCCATCCTCAATGCGTGATATAGATACAGCTGCAACCACAGTTCAGGCAAATCCAACAACCTCAGCCACAGCCCTTGTAAAATTACAACAATGCACAGATTCAGAATATGGCGCACTTTATATTGATGCCAGCGGCAATATGGTATTTCAAAACAGAGCATTCACTTCATCCAGTATTGGCGCAACACCAACGGTGTTTGCAGATGATGGAAGTGGGATTCCTTATTCACAGGTTAAGTTCTTATTTAACGATGATTTGGTTTACAACTCTGGAAGCGTTACGCGAATTGGTGGCACTGCTCAAACAGCCGAAAATGCTGACAGCATTGCCCTTTATTTCAAGCATTCATATAATCGCACGGATCTTATTATGCAGACCGATGCGGTGGCACTCGATTATGTCAGGGCTTATATTGCCTCACGCCAAGCAACGGGAGTGCGTACGGATATGTTGAGCCTAAATCTAAACACCACCAGCACAGCCGGTGTGACAGCTGCATTGCAGTTGGACTATTTTGACCCGATCACCGTAAAGAGCACCCAGCCAGCAGCTACGGGAACCAGCACTTTAGACAAAACTTTGCAGATCTTTGGGGTGTCACACAATGTCACGCCAAACACTTGGGTGACTACCTTTACAACTCTTGAGCCAATAATTGATGCGTTCATAATTGGGTCAAGTCAATACGGGATTTTAGGCACTTCCGTACTATCATACTAAACAGAAAGCAGGTGTACCATCGCAACAGGATTCCCAGCCATAACCGGTGATTTGCTCAGTGCAGCAATGTACAACGGGCTAGTTACTTACACAATCAACACTCAGACCGGCACTACCTACACACTTGCAAGCACTGATCAATATCAGGCATTGGTAATTGGATCAAACGCTGCTGCAAAAACTTTTAGCATTCCAACAAATGCCGTAACTGCATTTGCGGTGGGCAGTGCAATCACAATCTTAAACACGGGTGCGGCGGCATTAACAATTCAAGCCGTTTCCAGCGGCACAACCACAGTAACCAGTGCTGGTGCCACAAGTGCAGCACCAACAGTTGCTCAATATAAAGCAGCGGTATGCATTAAAACTGCAACCGATGCTTGGACAGTTGTTGGAGCAGTTGCATAATGATTGGAAACATTGCAGCAGGTATTACAGGTAGAACAGCCCCATCAAGTCCCTCAACGGTTGAGTATTTAGTTATTGCAGGCGGCGGCTCTGGTGGTCATAATTACAGCGGCGGCGGCGGTGCTGGTGGCTATAGAACTTCTTCAAGTTTTGCGGTTACTGGCGGCGTTGCTTTAACTGTAACAATAGGCGCTGGGGGGGCTTCCGTA